GGCTCCCACATACGCTATCACTCGCTAAATCTTCGCGGTCTGGTGAATATTAAGAAAAATACACCTGTCACGATTATCATAAATATATAGATAAACGCGTTCCACCTATTCGGATCCTCAAACTCCGGTATGCGCATAGGTGTGGGAAGCGAAAAATCCTTTTTCACATTCGGAATAGTTTTCAACTTGTCTGTCGTACAGGATACATTTAGCTTTAGAATATGATTAGCATTCCTAAAATCATATGGAATCAGCCTGTTATTACTACTGTAAAAAAACTGTATACGTAACCTGGATATGTTTTGTGAACCAGTATCGAAATTATGTTCGACGATATCGTCTTGTCCAGAATAATTAATGACATCACCACACATCAGTATACGACCAGTGTAAAAGGGTGTGTCTGAATAAATTGTCTTATTTAATTCCTCTGCACCGCTACTGATTTTTATGACGAGAGCGTCAGGTCCCTGTAGATTGATACTACCCGTAATCAAAAGACCGGAAACCCCTCCAGTAGCCGGTGTATTTGATTTCGCATTATCCGGTGGTAACCCTAGAATATCGTGTGGGGTTGTATACCCACCCGTGGCAGATGTATACCCATTCGCGCCGTCATAAAATTTAAACGAGAATTCACTACCCGCAGCGGCCGATGATAAAGAATCTATGGATATTTCATTTTTATCCTTATTATACGTAAATGATATAGGAGAAGTTAAGTACGCACCACCTAGTGCGTTATTAACTTTCGTCTGTAATTCGGCCGCTAAAGTTCTTCCATTGTAATTGTTGGGTGTTAACGTAACAGGTACTACCGTTTCCGGTGAGGTGTGAACGACAAAATCAAACGTTTTGTTACGATCATTTATCAATAACTGACTCGCATGAATTCGAGCAGATGCGATGGAAATTTTATTAACATCGTAAATAGGGTTTTTAAGTTCTATGACATAATCACTAGGATTCGGGTATATAGTAGGGTCGCGTTCACCACTATCTATATCTAACGTGTATACGCTCATTAAAATATATGGATAATATTTTAATGGGTGTTGTTACTCGATTACTAATTTACATCATGTGCTGAGCGACTGGGTTGTTCTGGAGCTGCCTTTTCGCAACCCCTAAACTGTCATCCGTCGCATAAGGGTTGGAATTACCCTTGTAAGCATTGAATTTGTAGTACTTATTGTTATTGTATTGCTGTGTCCAACCACCACTCATAGGTCCATAACGGCCATCTACCCGCGTCGTGTCTGCACGTACAACGGTAGGCATACCACCCTGGTTTAGGGCGCCCGCGCGAACGTTCATACGACCCGCATTACCCATACGGTTCGCCTTACCGCGACGATCATCGGGGCGGAACCCATATCGATTTAATTCTTCAACTGTGTGTGCGGTACCATAGGTACGCGCTTCACCTATCTGCACACCTGGAGACGCGAGGTATCCGTGGGAAAATGTAGAAACACCTGGGGCAATCTGGTTATTATACCTGTATTGTTCAACATTACCATCCTTCTTGTTTCGCGTAGGATCCTGTGCCATCTTCATACCAGCTACGACACTCTTAGCACCAGAAAACCCGAGACCGTCATCACGAGAACCCGTCTGTGACCTGTTTGTTAAACGCTTCCCGTTCACGTGTTCACCGCGAACAACGTGACCATCAAAACCCTGAGACTTACCACCGGCGACGGGTCTGCGTTCAGGTAAAAATGCAGTCTTTTCTGGTCGGTTGTGAGCGATATCACCCATTTTCCCGCGGCGTCCGCCGAATACGTCATGCGCTGGCCCACTCCGACCGGGTAAAGTTGTGAGACGGTGGGCGCCTACATTCTCGGGGTTGACACGCACGAGCTGCTGAAAACCACCCGCAGCAGGGACTTCAGGACCGACGGCGATACCGGGACCTATGAGTTGTTTTTCAATCGGAGACACGTTATTCATACGACCATTATCGAACATACGGTTACGCATATCAAGTATTTCAGTACCAGATGTACGTGTCTGTGGTACGATGTCGCCGAAGTTTTCTCGTTCGATCTTCTGTGGTGGGAGATTGTCAAGACCAATCGGCCCCGGTGCGGCTATATCGGGCACTTCTTCCTGAATTAGAATAGGACGTTCTGAAGGTTTAGATTCAGGTTGGTACATTTCTGGTTTAGGGTCGCTTAATTTTTTACCCATGTAGGCTAATCCGGCAATAGCTATAATTGAAATAGGGTCTGCCATTCTTATTTGTTATAAATATTTTTATTGAGTGGGATATCTCTTCATAAACATATGATTTTGTGTATCCGCGCGCGTGCTTTCGGGTTCATATGACACCGCACGAAGTGGAAGCTTACACTTCATATCTTGAAGAGGGAACAGGTTCTGTTCGTATGTTTTAGCTAGGATTTTGTTAAACTGACTGGTGGATTGGGGTCGCAGTTGATCGCTCGTCTCGATATACTGAGCTGGCGAACCCTTGCCAGCCATGTAAGGAGATGTCCCGTACAACATCGTATTAGGGCGACCCGAACTGTAATTAAGAGTGCTGGGCTGGGGATAAACGAATACCTCCTCAGTCGCGCATACAGGGGGTCGAGTGGGAGTTTCAACCAAATTCATACCGGGTTGGAGTTGGTACGCCATTTACTATTACATGAGAATATTTATCTATCTAAGCTGGACCATTTCCACCGCCAAACATACCACTCCTCATATCTCCACTCGAATCTAACCCCCCGAACGCCTCTAATTGTACACCCCGTGCGTCGGGATCGCACAAACGACCATCAGTTCTACAAATTGGACCATTCTTTTCGCCATATAACCATTCCGCGAAAGCGGTCTGGTCACCGGGAATAGATGACACAGGGCCTGTAACAAACTGGCGGGCGTATGCGTTTCGCTGGAATTCAGGCATTGGAGAACGAGATTTCTGAGGACCGTATGGTATGGTACCGGATAACATCTGATTGACATCCTTTCGCACCGTGTTATAATCACATGCCGATGGACGATCCGGGCGACCGTCATAATCCGACATCAACACGTTCGCCATTGGATTATCGTATGTAGGTAATTGGCATGCAGCCTCATATCCTTCCTTCACGGCTAACGGCCGCGCCTTGCCTTCCTTTATCATATTGTTCATCTCCATAACGTACAACACACCTAGACATGTAGAACCCAAAATGAAAACACGTACGTCACGCCTGATAAGGTATAAAATACACGTCGCGTAAATAATGAAACGAGCTGTAGCATTCACTCGTTCCGCTGATGTATGAACTCTGGTTGGCCAAAATTCAATTACCTTATCAGCTCTGACAATTTGTTTTGGATCATCGAATAGCGATACCATTTATATTATACAGGTTTATTTTTTCATCATGCCACCGAGAAGTCCTTGCATAGACTTCATGAGCTGGGCCTCATCGATGTTCATTTCACCGTCTTCACCCTGCATCTTATCAGCACACTGCTTGGCTACCGTCTCAATCATACTGAGCGTCTCTGGTGGAATGGCGGTGATAGTCGTTCCGAGCATGTAAAGCGTCTGGATATATTGCCAGATCGCACCGCGTGTACCTTCCGATGCATTTGGCCAGCACTGCGCCAGGTTGATATCCTTCAAGAAATCAATCGTACCAGCCTGCTCGAGAAAGAACGTTTCATCCCTGGCGTTAATCTTCTCTACGTGAGGTGAGATGTTCGCCATAAATCCCTCTACGATCATCCTTCCGTTCGCACCACGCATGAGTTCGAATGCAGCCATGTATTTTTTTAATCCCTTTTCTTCTGGAAAGGCCGAATGCAATTCCGTAAGAAATTGTCCCATCATGTCGTTGAAGGCAGTAACGGAAGTCATTATATACAATACATGAGATAAATCTTTAAGTTAGTCAGAATGGTTCGGTTGAGATAGTTTCACGTTTACCGAGACCATTTGATATGATAAAATATACTAATATACCCACCAATGCAGCGGGTTTTGCGTAAGCGCTCGTCGAAAGCGTCCCCTCATCATTGAGACGAGCTTTGCCGTGTATGTATAATGCGGTTATTCCAGCGGCTATTAATGCGGCCGAAGCAGGATCTCTAAGGTACTCGTCCATATTTAATAGCCAAGTTTTTTAGTTCGCGTTTCAGCGGCATCTGAAAATAAGTCCTCACCTTCATCCATATCCTGAGGAGGGTTCGCTGGTTTCGAAGTAATAGTCCTGAACTCGTTTTGAAAGGGTGTAGATGGTTCTTCACCCTCCATGAGTTCACCCTGGGGTTCGACTGTCTCATCCATGGGAGGGGGCATTTCCCCGTTATCAATTTGAGAAGGTATATCCCCTTCTTCCATCGGCATCTGTGGTTGAGTTTCGGGGTCGGGTTGGTCGTATTCATCGAGTTCGTCTATTTCATCCTGCTGCATATCAGCGTCTTCACCGTTGATATATTCTTCACCACCCGCAGACATGTACGTCTGTAAAATCTGTTGAACAGGGATCAACTCTTTTACCGTGTTTTCAACGCATAGGGCGAACCTATCATACAATGCATCATTCCGATTATGTTCGGACTGATTTTCAGTAAAAACGTAAGGATCCTTGTAAAGATCTTTCGCGGCATTTTTGTAGCATGTGTGAATAAATACCTCATTTGTTGGAAGTTTAACCGCCATTTTCTTGCTATCCTGACTCAAACGAACAGCTGATAATATTTTTACGGAACTCACAAACACAGCCGCAACCAAATCCTTGAACCATGCACATCGATCTGCGATGTTATCTGTGTGCTGCTTCGCCATCGTCTCACTCCATTCAGGTACATCTTTTAGCAGTTTCTGGAACATAATGAGAACCTTGCGATTTTTTGATAACGTATGAGCCTCTTGATACATTGCATCAAACACATCAATCATAACTGGACATATGAGAATAGACAATTGCTCCATGTACTCACGTTTGGCTTCAACAAGGATGTTTAGGTTATCCATTATGAGTATACGAACTTTTATTATCTGCCGTTTTCCGCATTTCTCCTGTAGCGATTAGCAGCTTTTTTCAAGTTCATCAGTGTCGGGAATTCGTCTATTTCGGTGTCATTTGTTCTGTGTGTTTTTGTAACTTTCCACGTTATCCGCAACTCAAAATTTCTTAATACATCCACGGTAAAACCAGCGTTTTCTAATTGCCGTTTAATGTAATTAGTCGCCTGTAACCTGTCATATGCTATGTATCCCACTAGAAATGAAGGAATTTCAGTGTCAATGTATTTACGACCAGTTTCTACCGCGCGGCGCACTTTACGCGTGATCTGTTTATAGATTTCAACGTATGTTTCCTTTTTCATACGATTCCTCTTGTTGACAATTTGTGAAATCTCTTCAACGTTTATCATTAATAGTACTTGGACTAAATTTTAATTAAATCTAACTCACCCTGTTGGATAGTCTCATACTCTATATACTCGGACCCTTCGATGACACTCCCAAAAGGTGTCTTGTTACTCGGTGGTTTTATATCCATTGGTTGCGATTGAACACCTATCACACGTAACTTCCCTGATACGAGTATGATATTAGATGTAACAGAAAATCCGAATGGAAACCCTCCCATTTTCATGCACATGAACATGCATCGATACAGAATATGGTTCTTATTTTTGTGCTTGTATTGACGAATGCCCGTTGTTTCTATTATGTAATTGGGTAGTCCGGTCTTTTCGCGTATGTATTTATTGGTTGCGAGAACCATTTTTGAAATATTATCACTGTTGACGTCGAGTGTTTTGACTTCTACATACTCGGACATGTTGGGTGTAGGGTCGTTTATGAGAACTTGATGAATTGGTATAGATGCACTTTTATTCTTGAAACCCTCTTTCCTGGTATCGAGTATTAACACCACCAATACAAGTAATAGTATTAGGTTGTACATTAATATATGTCACAAAAAAAGTGCGTTATCATTCATATTTTTTTTGATAAATTACATTAGATGTCTCTTCTGGTCTTCAGTCCGAAGTGTAAACACAGTGTTGAAGTCATAGAATATATCAAGAAGCACAAAGAGTTACAACAAATTGTTCAGTATCATAATGTCACTGTTTCGGGAATACCTCCCGAGTTCAGGACAAAAATTACACGCGTACCTACCATGTTGACGAAGAATGGTAAGATTTTAGTAGGACGTGAAATACATAACTGGCTTGAATCACTTCTCCCGGTTCAGGAATTAGATGCATGTGATTTTGGTTCAATATTTTCTTCAACCCTTGACGGTAAACCCAACACCGATATGTTCGGTCTCGATGATTACGGAAAATCACTCCAACCCGCTATGACACGTGAACTAGAAGAAAAAATAAGTCGCAAGGTTGAAGATGTAGCTTATAGTGATATAAAGAATTAATACGCGAATAATCGAGTATGAAACTGGTGACTGTGCAAGCCGCTGCCATCAAATCTACATTTGAAGTATTGAAGGATATATTAAACGATGTCAATTTGTATTTCAAGCCAGATGGCGTTTACATCGTAACACTGGATACTGCGCGGGCATCTCTGATTGATATGTACCTTCCAGCTGAAAATTTCGAGGAATACGTCTGCTCGGAGGAGGTTGATTGTGGTGTCAATATGACTAACATGTACAAACTCCTAAAAACAATCACAGTCAACGACGTTCTCGTGATATCCGTCGATTCTAAGGAATTCATGAATATCGAAATCCATAGCGAACAAAAGAAAACCTCTACCAAGTTTGCATTGAAATTACTAGATATCAACGAAAATCAGATAGAGGTTCCTGATATGCACATGACTATAAATACACCCATCCCGTCCGTGGATTTCCAAAGAATTTGCAGGGACATGTCGAATATCGGCGACGAGATTGAAATATCTAGAAGTGGGAAGGTATTACGTTTACTGTGCAGGGGTGACTTCGCTGATCAGGAAACGGAAATTCAATGTGTAGACGAGTGTCCGACTATGTCGGGTGCATATTCACTCCGATATATGAACATCTTCACGAAAGCGACGAGTATGTGTTCCACTGTACAAATTATGCAAGAGGACCAGAACCGTTTTCTGATTTTAAAATACAATGTCGCAAACTTGGGAGATTTGAAATTTTATCTGTCGACTAAGGTAATTGAAGATCAGTGAGATATCCCGTCGCTGTATCGACAGTTTTTAGCATACCAAAACAATTTTTAATTTTAATTTTAGGGTACATCGTTGCCATAAAACTCTCTTCATAATAAAACATATCACTTATTTTCATTTTCTCACCGTAAAAATCTGAATACGGACCGGAATACCGTCTGATTTTTTCGAGAACATCTTTCACTGGTTTATCGTTTGTATCCAATAACTGTGCACTTGACAATGGTATATGGAAACTCATCGTTTTCGCTTTCACGGGTGGCCACTTATACTTGTGTTTCGATGTCAGGAACTTATAAATCTTATTATTGTGCCAATATTTAACTCGTACGATGAGTTTTTCGACTGCATCCGGTGGTTCTGGAATTTCATCCTTCATATCTACCTCTGCGAGATACGTTGTCGTACCAGGTTCAATTTGTTCACGTTCACGTTCCCAAAAAGGTTCATCAGTTTTATACTCTTTTGTATGATCGACAATATATTCAACGTATCGACTAACTACAGTGAAATCTGGTTTACTGAATAAAAAGTTTACAACGTTTTTAAATACATAAATTACGTTAATTAAAAGCGAGCCGAGTACTTTAATCATTGATATACATGGAAGGTAATTTTTTAAGTCGGTATAATAACCGAGTAGACGAATGGATCGCAAAAATGGAAGATGATCCATGTAACAAGCATGTATATCAAGGCGAACTATCCGATTACATAGCACGATGTATGCCGTATATCCAACAGTACATGACTGATGATAAAAATATAGAAGTTAGCACAGACAATGCGTTCAATTGTAAAGTGACCACAGGATTGCAAAAGAAGGATATATACACAGACTATCTGATAGATGTCGAAAAGAAATCGTTACCGCGTGTCACAGAAAGGATGGTGACAGATATATGCCCAAACTGCCCTAATAGTAACGTCGTATATTACCATGACACGAGTGACATGGTGTGTGACTCGTGTGGTATAATCGTGGACACGTTGATAAGTCAGGAACTGACGTACAGGGAAGAACAGGAGACGTCAGAAAAGGTGATTAATTATTCGTATAAACGTGATAATCATTTCAACGAATGGTTGTCACAATTTCAAGCTCAAGAAATGACAACGATACCTAAAGAAGTAATAGAACAGTTGAGAAATGAATTCAAAAAGATCAAAATAAAAAGTGTGAACGAGATCACACATGCTAAAGTCAGGGGGCTGTTAAAAAAATTGAAACTCAATAAGTATTACGAACACGTACCGTATATCTCAAATATTTTGAGTGGCATAAAACCACCCAATATGCCAGTAGAACTCGAAGAACAATTACGTATGATGTTTAAAGATATTCAAAAACCATTTGATAATAACTGTCCAGCGGAACGTAAAAACTTTTTGAGTTATTCTTTCGTACTCTATAAATTCTGTGAATTATTGAGTGAGGACACGTATCTTCAATACTTCCCCCTTCTAAAATCAAAAGAAAAGCTACATCAACAGGATATGATATGGAAAAAAATATGTACAGAATTACACTGGGAATTTATACCCACGATCTAATCAACCGTAACACGGATTACCTCGGAAAGAGCTCCAGCCGCCGGTGGAAAATTCACAAGATACGCTTCCTGTAAGTTTAATAGCTTCAGGTAATTCCGTGCTTGTGAAACCATCACGTCTGTTATATTTTTGACTGTCTTCAATTCGACGACTGTCGTTCGATTGATGATGATATCCGCCCGTAAATTTCCGATTGTATGTCCTTTGAATGTGATCGGTATTATACGCTCAGTCTCATATGAAATACCATGTTCGCGCAGAAGTACCTCTATGGCATTATGATATACACGCTCACTGAAGCCAGGGCCTAACGTGTTATATATTTCAGTTACGTACTCGTGTATCATATGTACATAATACACACTTATCTTTATACACTTAAAGAGTACCCTCATATATAGAATGGGTGATCCCTCACCCACACATGTTATACATGAGGCTAGTCATTCAGCCAAATGCACCGTTCCTATAGCTCAGTTGGTTAGAGCGTGGTGCTTATAACGCCAAGGTCACGGGTTCGAGCCCCGTTTGGAACATTTTTTAGATAGATATCCTGTATCTAAAAATTGCGACATTTAAAGTTCTAAAAAAGCTATATTTATATAAATGGCCGAACCTGTATATACTTTGAATTTATCAGAGGAGGCGGATGGAATGGTTCCAATTGATTCGAATTCTCGATCTACTGCATTTGTGGCAGAAGACCCTAAAAAAAATGTGAGTGATTATAAAGACGATATGGATTCCACTCCTATATCTGATGTTATGATGCAATCCCAGGAGCAATCTTTTGATTCGCCCTTAATGGGCGCTGATCCCCGCGCTGTCCAAATGGCGCATCAGCAGGTTATGATGGCACCCCAACCCGCACAGGCTGCCACGGCTATCAAAGAAAGTGTCAGCTCGGATAAGAAGAAAAAGAACCCATTCGACCTTACAGATGAACAGCTCGATGCATTGATTGTCATCGTAGCCACTGGTATATCTATCAGCAAACCAATTCAAGAAAAACTCGCGGGTTCTGTCCCCAGGTTTTTGAATGCCCAGGGAAACCGGAGCCTAGTTGGCTTGGGGTCTACGGGTGTAGTCGCTGCTATAGTGTTCTATGTCGCCCGTAAATACTTTTAATACATGTCGAGTACACGTCCACCGGACAATACATACGCCGACCCTAATCCTAGAATTAACGCGATCATTGTCATGACCATGGGTAACCAAGCGGTCTTCATATCTTCGCCATATTTCTCATACCCCTGCTTTAACTTTGACCATTTAATGCCCTCAGTTAATGTAACGAGAAATAATGAAGCCACGACAACAGTTATGATGACACTCCCAGTTGTTAAACTAACGATTAAGCTTGTATTTCCCAGATACCAAATAAGTACAGGTATTACGACAGTCAAATTCAACATATTCACGTAATAAGGCATTTTGATGCGAGTTGTAAAAGCACTAGCCATGACTGCGAACCATAGGAGTAACGATGTCAGTATCCTGGACGCAGCTGGCTGCCTGAGATTGAATTCAGTCATTTATAATTACGTAATATTATTTATCGACGATCTTTTTACCACAAAACGGGGTCACCTGATTTATGTTTTCGTATATACCTATACGAATCGCTTCATTTTTGAGTTCAGTATAATTATCCCAGAAATCCGTGCTATGAGAGTATTCACTCACAGTGCAATGCGTGAGTTCGTGTAAGAGTACATGAAACACGTGATTAGGTGTTCCGTCTATACATATTCCAATTTCACTCCCTTTATTGGAATTGTAACCAACTCCTGACAAGAATGATCCTCTATACGCGACGATAGGTATCTCCTTATGTAACATCTTGTATTTATCATCACCATTGGTTTTCATATGTTCCCTGAATGTTCTGTATTTTTCCTTAACTTCGACCAGTACCGGATCTTCTTTGAAATTATAAAAAATGACTAAATTAATCAACAGCAACACGATCACTGCTATCATTTCTATATACAAATATAAATTTACTGTAGAGTTCAGAGATGGGGTTTCCACATAACGGCTTCCATAATTTCATGGTAAATCCGGTATTTTCCAGTTGTGTAATCAACATGTCCTTATGTGCTAAAGGTTCCGATTTCGGGCCATCTGCATAATATGGTGTATCCGCTAGATGTACAAATAATTTTTCACCGAAATCGCCATTACTCGTACCCTTCAGTTTGAAAAAGTTCCCATGTGAATCTGAAAATGGGGTTTTGAACATTATCTGTTCAGAGTCTGGGATGATACCTACAAATACTCCACCCGGTTTCATTCGTTTTTTAATTTCCCTGAGCGTATCCGAAAATAACTCACGTGTCTGAAAGATATAATGGAGTGCGAAATTGTAACACACGATATCATATTTTCTGTTGGGACATGCACGAATGTCTCCGTGATAAAAGTTTACGCGCATTTTCATATTTTTGGCACGGTCACGTGCCTCATTCAACGCATCTAAGCTTGGTTCACACATGCTTATATTAGCACGGACTTTAGACCACTTTTGAAGATCACCACCGAAGCCGCATCCGACATCGAGAATGCTATCACCTGCTCGTGTGACACTTTCAATCAGTGACCGCTTTTCGTCATTGTGAAGTCGACGTAAATCTTCCATGATGATAAAGATCGTGAAAACTTTAACTTAGGTTTACTAGCTTAAAGTATAGAGTTGTATATAGAACATAATGTCTCTAGAGCAGGATTACACGACCGTGCCCGGTCAGACTTTTGCATGCATGTCCGTGGTTGGCCCTGAAGCGCCTCAGAAGAATGACAAGTTCGGGGTTAAGTTCAGGGGTGCTTTTGCTACCCGCGATGAGGCCGCGAGCCATGCCAAGCGCCTTCAAAAGGAGGATGCAACGTTTGATATCTATGTCGTTGATATGTACAAGTGGCTTCTCATCCCACCCGACCCTTCCAAGATCGAAGATGCCCATTACACAAACGAAAAGCTAGAGGAGCTAATGACGGGTTACAGGGAAAATCAGGCTATGGCGGCGAAGATGTTTTCTGAGCGTAAGCGTGATATGATGGCTGTAAAGTCTGATACCGATGGGTACTTCAAGGCTGGTGATGAAAATTCCCAGTATTACAACAAACCCGATGAGCCCCCCATTAGCCACCCAGGTGAAATCATTGAGCGTCTGAAGCGTGAGAAGCCTGATGCGGCGATGGAGGACCTGGTAAAGGAAGCTGATGCGATTGTCGCCGTTGAGATTGAAGAGCGACGCAAGAAGAGGGAGGCAGATATGGCTATCGCCGAGGGTGATGAGGAAGAAGAGGTCTAAAAATCAAAAAAAATAACCACACATTTCATATTATTAAAATCTACCCTTTTAATAATACGATGAATGTAGAGTATATTTCCGTCTTTAAGAAGATGGATCATAATTTACCTGTTACGGACATAGATGAGATAGATGATAAAAATAATTTGGCATCTGAAATAATTAATGAAGGGGTTATCCGTCCAGTAATTACCAGTAGAACGATCGTCGATTCTAAAGATCCTGTTAATGATTATGCTCCATTTTCACCCATGGCGAAGGATAACTGGTTGCATAGTTTTTCCCATAAAGAAACCTAAAATGAATGCTACGAATATGACGATATACGCAACTTTATCGAGAGACGCTAGTATGTCATTGGGTTTGAACGGTTCGTTCATATGTGGGGGAGGTGGCATATATTGTGGATGGAGGGGGGGTTGAAAATAATATGGCTGATCTTCATCTGGCTGCTGTAAATGATTTTGTATTGGTTCACTGTCATCTCGTTCAGGTTCTTTATCCAGAACTTGTGAATTGTATTCAATAGGATTTCCAAGTTCTGTTTCCATATACATTATAATAATTCTATCTTTTAAGCTTCGTTTTCCTCATCACTTTCTTCATCAGTGTCATCCACTACGAAACCCTTTAAATTTCCATTCTCATCCTCATCACTGTCATCACATTCGTCCTCACTCTCAGTCTCGCAGAGATCGTCATCAGAAACTTCGTAATCCGTGTCATAATCATCATCACCGAAATCATCGTCACAAGCTTCTTCTGTTGGCTTCATGCGCATGGGTGCTTTAGATACTCGTCCAGAACGAGTTTTCACAATTATAGTACTCATATAGCAAGTTTAAGTGATTTCTTTTTAAATATATTTAGGTATGAACTTGACCCCTTGATTAAGCGCTTCCCTGATCAGTAGTTGTTCAAATTCATATCCTAAACGGTACGAAATGTCCCCGATATCGTTCATTACTTCACCGTCCATTGTAGGTAGGTAAAGGGGTATATCATTTAGAACCCTCAGAGCCTTTTCGAGATACACCTGAGACATTTCGACACTTGTCCTGTATTCCTTCGCTATTTGTATTAATGCCATGAATGTATTATACGTGACTTCATGTATACCCGAATATTTATGTGTTTCTTTGATTATGATATCTACTCGATTTAAAGATGTATCTAAACGTGTAATCTTCGATAAAACATACGCGAACACTCCAATGAGTACAATGATCATCATCTATAATACTCTGACTATTTTATCTGACAATTTATGCTCACGAGATTTACATGCACATGTTTGTACAATCTTGTCACGTGAAATTTTAAATTGAACATTCAGATTACTACACCCCGTACACTTCAAGTCTGTGTTTACCCAGTGTACATTTTTACCCTTCTTAGAAATACTTTTCACAGTAATCTCTGTATCTCTTACCATGTGTTTGTTTATGAAGAGTTGTAACAGTGTACTAGTTTCAACCGGATCTGTTTTTTTTCCTACCGGACATGGCATGCACATGCTTTGAGGTGTTGAAAACGTGGGTGGTGTATATCCATTTGGATAAAGTTTTTCGAATATCTTATCCGGTAGCGCATGTTTTCGACCGTAGAAATCTCTACAAAACCCGTATCTACGTCCTTTCATCGTTTCACACGTACAGAAACACTTTTGTATGATAGTATGTCCATCTATACGAAACCAGATATGGTTCGATCCATGGTCTCTTTGGAGATTTTCACAATATTTAGATGTCGTTGATATGAGGTATGAATTTTTATTACTGAATATTTTCGTGACAAGCGCACGCCCCTGGCCATCCATATTTTTCTGAATAAACGTTTCAATGTCCCTGGTAACTGCTTCATTTTGAAAAATGTTCTTCGTCTCACTCGGTGTAAACGATCCTTCGTCTCGTGTAGAACCTTCAACGACGACTACGTCTGTGCGTTCCGTTCGCAGTGTTGCCATTCGCATAATTTCTGCGTTTGGTTCTTGGTCATAAATATGCGAAAGTTTACCATTTTCGTGATTATAATTTAGTACTGGTATATACGCTCCTTGATATTCACCCTTCACGTATTTATGCGCCCATGGCATTCTAAAACCACTCCCCTTCACGTTTCGTTTTCCACCACCGTACACGGCAGTATCGACGATTTCGTCCCACGGTTTTCCCGGGAACATCAATGACAATGACGATACTATATGAGAATGTAAGGCCATGGCAGACCCGTGATCAACTACGAACCCCGGCCAGTTCATGTGAATTCCGTACTTGATCATGTCACCGTGCGGTTTTGGCTCTGCGACAGAAACAAGAACATCTTTCCCCCCGAAATGCGTTACACGATCGCATATTGTTTGTGTATACTCCTTCAATCTATCGAATGGAATATCTTCGACATCCTTGTAATCCAAATCGACAAAAAAGTTGTACGTATCTGACTTTTGTTCGACGACACACACCTTCTCACCAGATTTTACAGCCTTGACATATTCGTCATAAAATTCGTTCAATCTATCATAAGGAACAGATAGACGGCCACCGTCCATGAGCACATGTGATAGATTGGAGCTATTCGAAAACCCTTGTTTCCTGCACCATGATCTAAACATACTTATTCGTATATCGTGTTATTTTTTTAATAGTCTTCTTCATGCCAAATTGAGGTCCTGCATGACACGTCCCTAAACTCTTCTTCACTATTCGATAACTCTTTTTTAAGAACTAAAAGTTCATATACAGTTTTAAGCTTTACATCTTCGATGTATGTATCTGCTCGCGTTTCGCTGTAAGACTTATGATCCATTAGAATATCCTTTATCTGTCGGAGAATGTAGTTCTTGGACTTCATTATTTTATAGAAAATGTTTTTCTATTGAGAGAAGTGATGCACGCGTAAAATTCTGGATTCTCAACGACGTTATGTATGATTCGTTCCCATCGTTTTCGAGAATTAAATTCTGGTAACGTATCGAAACTCATAAAATCATTTTCATCGTATGTACGTTTCACGTGAATTTTTTTCGTATACATTTTGTATTTCTCATCGTTAAATCTTCTCACAAGTTCATGTTGTTCATTACTCGAATAATTTACGAAAAATATAAACACAGTGTACTCGAGTTCTATAGTAGGACTTTCCTTCACGTTAAATGTAAAACTTGTATACTCTCCATTTTTAAGTGAAACAACGCCTCGTGTTTCTTCTTCCAATTCCCTCAACGCTGTACGTATAGGTGTAAATATTTCCCTTCTTCTACACCCCCCTGTCACAAAAATCCACTCTTTAAAACGTTTATCTCGCACGGTAAGAAACCGTGGAGTATCACCAACAAAGGTGACTGGTATCGCTATGGCCTTATGTTTTTTCATTGCTCATTAGCTTCTATAATCCCCTGATAAGTTTATTCCGAAGAAATGCTCACAGGAGATTTACCTCGTGTAGTACGTTTGGGTTTGACGGGCTCTTGTACCGCAACGGGCTCGGGCTCGGGCTCAGGCTCGGGCTCGGGCTCGGGCTCGGACATTTCTTCCGATACAGGTGCATATACCATCTGAGGCATTTGGACCTCTTGTGCCTCTTCCTGAACCCGGTCGAGGAAAGTCTTAATTTTTGTAATATCGTCTTTAGATTGACGCAATTCGTTATACATGTAAAGAGAAGCCGCGACACAAACGACGACTGCAGCCAAAATAGCGGTTTCGCGATCAAAAGAAAACATTGTGGTTTACTTACACGTTTTGTTTTTAAGTAGATACAATTACACCCATTTTAGATCTTTCACCTTCTGGGCACTGATACCCTGGTTGTGCAAATTGTATTTCCTGGTAGTGACCATCCTTGCATTCTGCGTTCTGGATAGGAATATATTTATTGAGCGTTCCGGATTTAGGATCGTAGGTGATCATAAAAACGAAAAAGAGGAGAAAGAGAAGTCCCCACATTTGTTATTATAAGGGATTTAATTAGCGTACATAAGACCAGCCATACCATTCTCGATACGGAGGATGTTGTAGTTGACACCATACATGTCAGTGTCGAACGAACCGGCATCAGTTACGAGACGAGCCGAGTCAACACGACTGAAGTTGAGTGTACCGGTGGGCTGAAGCTTGCAGGTGTCAAGACAGAACGGGTACATGAAATGGTTCGCGGCGCTGCTATCCATAGTCGTGAACGGCGTGTGGTAGTACAGTGAGGCGGACGTGTAGTGAGGCCGCGCCTTCTTCGCATCACCAACATCCGTGCCGTTGATCTGGAGCTTTACACCACCACCGGCTACACCTACACCACCAGTCTTGTATGTGGCGATGAACTTAATAGGATGATTGTAGTTGAGCTCTTGCATCAAACCACCGGAGGCAATCGACTGCTGCGTCTGTGTGATCAGCATGTTCTGGGGAGCCGACGAAAGCGCTGTGCGCTCATCGGTATCCAGGTAAACAAACTGCGCGTGGACCTCGTAATCGGTCACGGGGAGCGTACCCCACGAAATACGGATCTCGACATCATGGTACTGAAGCGCCACGAGAGGAAGTGCCGACTGAGCATTCTCGCAGAACGAGAAGCGCAGGGGGTAGAAACCAGCATCATCAGCTCCGGCGGCCGAGAGAGACTTGGAGTACGACTGACAAAGTGTCACGGGAGCGATTTCCTGAGAGAACTCAGATGTTTGTGTGTCGATGACCTGACCACCGATCAGTAGCTCAACCTTCTTAATCTCACCCTTCCAGTTGGCCCGTGTCAACTCATTACGGGGGGCCCGGTTAGAGATGTACACGTAACCGAGCATGTCACCCTTGCGCTCGAAACGCACAGTGGACATACCATTCGTAGAGGGGTTACCCTGGATAACCTGCTTTTCGACAGTTTGGGCAAAGTTTGTGTGACGCTTGTACGTCGAACGGAAAAAGGATACTTCGGGATTACCAACGATGTGGGCATCCTGAGCACCCACGGCAACGAGTTGGGCGATACCACCAGACATTTATATTATACTATGTTTTTATTTTTAAGTATCAGAATAGGGGCGTTCCGGGATTGATCGACTCGGTCAGAAGTAGCGATAGAATTCCGATCATAGCGAGACGTCCGTTGAGCAGCTCGGTCTCAGGCTTCCAGGGACCCTGAACATACCCCTCATCACCGGGGTTCACGGCAGTGCCGAGAAAAGTGAGCGCGGTCACGGCGACGGTGAGACCGATGTGTTCCTGGAACTGTGTACTGAGGGAATGTCCTGTCACGAGTTCATCGATGAGCGCGGACGTAAACCCGATCATGGCCGCGCGACCGTTCACGCGCTCCGCCATGGAGAGGTAATCATTTGGACGATCAATCTTTGTGAGAGGTGTTCCTCTGGACGCACGGGTCTTGGTGGACCTGGTCCTGGACCGAGGCGCGGGCTTTACGGTAACGATAGGCTTGAGGGCAGCAATGCAGGACATTGTACTTTCTATACGTGGCAAATCTTTATGTTCAACGCGCCTCTAGTTTTTGTACACGTGTAATCAGAGATAAGACGAGTGCTTCGAGGTTCTTTGTTTTGACCTTTTCGGCTTGGAGTTGGTTG